TGCAATATATTTGCAGCAAGTTTAACAAACAATCAAAGCAATATGAGTACAAAGTCTTTCACTATCACAGAGATCTTAGAAGATCGTCAGCGCGTCCACGATGCCGCTTCTACAGAAGTCAAGAAGCAGATGTGCGCTAAGTACGGAATCACGTCGAACAAGACAAAGGAGATCGAGAAAGCTATTCTCGCGATAGGTCTTGAACTCCACAAGCAGAACACTACGTTCACAGTGACGGAAGACGTTCGCGTCTTCGATCTGTACTGGAATCGTCCAGAGTCAGCACAGAAGATCCGCGAAGCATTCGCAGACGAACGCGAAGCCTTCATTCGCTTCTATCTGGATCGCTTGCAGAAACAGTACGATCTGAATCCGCTTCGCGGACGTTGGATCTTGCGTCCTTTGAACTTTATCAAGCAGATCTTGAACGAGCGCACAACGGACAACACAGAGCGCGACGCGCTCGCACTCGCGCTTGACGTACAGATGAAGGATTTTCACGATCGCTTCATCAAAGCACATCTGGACTATGCGAACTGGAAGTTCGATCACATGTTCCAGAAGTACGCAGAGATCAAGTCAACGCGTGACATCATCTTGAAGCTGAATGTTTCGGATCAGAAGGAAGTCGAGCGTCTGCACAAGATGATCTCTACATTCCGCGTCGAGTCCAGAGACTTCGATAAGGACTACTACATCGAGCGCGTTCGCAGAGACTTCGAAGCAGAGTACCTTCGCTGTCTTCTGATGATCGCTGACAGAGTGCTGACAGCTAAGATGAACACGAAGCAGATCAGCGTCCAGAACGTCAGCAGCAGCGACGCGAAAGCATTCGACATCTACGTCAAAGACGATCAGCGCACGATGCACGCACGTTCGATCTGGTGCGCAGAGTACAGCGAGATCGTGACACCTCACTGGAGATTCATCATCACGAACGCATAAGTTATCATCAGTCAATAAACAACGCGTCAGGCGCAAGGGAAACAGTGTCTGGCGCACTTAAAACAATATACAGCATGGCAACACTACAAGCACTTATCGAAGACTTCAACAAAAGCGTCGAAGTCATCAAGCGAGAGAGAAAGCTTCAAGCACAGATCCTTCGCGAGATCACAGATCGATTCTGTGAGCACAAGATCGGACAGAAAGCTACTATCAAGCGTAACGGACGGATCGTCACGATCGTATGCAAGCGGATCGAGACTGACATCTGGAACGGAAAAGCACTGTTCACGTATTGCTTCAAGCAGTTGAAGAAAGACGGAACACTGTCACAGAACGATGTCAGCGTAGGAACGGAAGAAATAACATGGTTGAACGAATACATCGAGCCTTATGCGACAACAGAAAGTCTATCATGTGGAACTCGCTGATCCGCGAGGAAACGAGCCGAAGCACAGCTATTTCGGATCGCAAGCTGCGATCTTCCAGACGTTCGGAAATGAGCGTCTGGGGATCTCATATCGATCACTCTCGAACAACTACAACTTGCAGGAACGAGAATATTCGAATCGGCACTGCACAATTCGCATGGGATATTTGCAAGTGTCAAGAAAAAACCGTAACTTTGCACCCACAATCAAAGCAATATGAGTATGATGACAACAGTAAACAAGAACAAGCATCTTTTCGGTGCTATCATAGGCGACATCGTAGGCAGCGTCTATGAGTTCAGCAGACAGAAGTCCTACGACTTCGATTTCTTCTCGTATGGATGCAACATCACTGATGACACGATCCTTACATGCGCGACAGCAGAAGCGATCCTTAGAAACGGAAACGTCGTTGACACGCAGGACTTCGCGAACGAGTACTACGACTTTGCGAAAGAGTTTCCGCACCCTATGGGCGGCTATGGCGCAGGATTCTCTACATGGGTCTACGACGGAACGATGCGCCCTTACAACTCACTCGGCAACGGTGCTCCGATGCGTGTATCTCCCTGCGCGTATTTCAGTGCGTACATCAATCGCTGTCTGGAAGTCGCTACGATGTCAGCGTCAGCGACACACAATCACTGGCAGGCGATCCGCGCTGTGCAGTGCGTAACGTTCGCGATCTACGAACTGCGTCACGGAACGTCAGTCAAAGATCTGATACAAAAGATCTATCAGCAGTATGAGTACGGAATGATAAGACTCTGCACGAAAGATCAGAAAGCATACGATCTCTTTCAGCAGAAGTACGAATACACAGAGCACAGTGAAAAAACAGTGATCGGTGCTCTCATTTGCGCTCTCTCTGCGACTTCATTCGAAGACGCGATCAGACGCGCTGTCTCTCTCGGTGGCGACGCAGACACACTCGCTGCGATCGCAGGATCAATCGCAGAAGCACGCTTCGAGATTCCAGACGCTATGATCGACGTAGCGAAGCAGAAACTCCCGAAGAAGCTGCTTGACATCGTGACGGAATTCAACGAAACAATCGCATTATGATCACAGTACAAGAAAAGCAGAAGAAAGCGCAGGAAGTAGCAAGTTCATACGGCTACGACTACGTGAAGTTCATCAAGAACATCGGCAACGTGTCCGTTTATCGCGGAATGACTCATGAAGAAAAGATGTTAGGACTTCCGCTGTTCATAGAGATCGATGACAACGGCAACGTCACCGAACAGCAGAGTCTTGAATATATGGAACTAATAGAAGACGAAGAAAATGAAGAAAAGTGATATTATTGCACTGTGTCGCTACTACAAAGGAGAGACACAGAATCCGTTCGAGAGTAAGGATCAGAACAAGACATTGCTCTGGATCTACGAACAAATCTGGGTTGAAGACATGCAGAACGACAACTGTACGTTCACGGATCTTCTGACAGACTATCTGGACGCAGGACTGCGAGACTTCTGCAAGACGGATGACACTCCGATCACGCTGAAAGCTTTGCTGTTCAATCGCTTCTGCAAGATGCAGGATCGCACAGATCCAGAAGCTTTCAAAGAGTTCTATCAGAAGTACTACTCATAGAGACAAAGAAGCGGAAAGTTCGATTGCTTTCCGCTTCTTTTTTGTTATCAATCGAAGATCGCGTGCCAACCACCGTCATTCTCGTACTTGCTGATCGTGCGAGCGTCTTGTTCGATGATTTCGAGATCGATGTACCACTTGCTGTCAGACGGATTCCATTCAGCTTTGATGATTCTGAACTTCGTTCCGCGTTGCAGCAGGACTTCATTCTCATTCAGTCTCGTAGGCTTCGAAACTCCGTCCCACGACTTCTTGTATTGTCCGTATTCACTGAACGGCTCACAGTACATCATGCGAGTTCCCTTCGGTGCGTAGATATTCAGACAGACTGGCTTATATCCGAACGATGTCCGCTTACAAGATCCGCAAGACACGAACGAGTCATCAGTTCCGATCATTCCGACAAGCTTACTGGGATCGCCCTTGAACGAATCCAGATTGATGCCGAAGCGATAGTCCATGAATGCAGAGATCTCGTCTCGCTTGATCCAGACATCTTGATCTACGCTGCTGCGTGCAAGCGCGTTTGTGATAGCTTCAACGTCCTTTTCGACAGTAGAGATTGCTTTTCTGGACGCATAGTAGCGATAGCCTTTGATTCCACGAAGCGTCTCTGTGCAGTACGCAGATCCTTCCGTGTAGTTCCAGATTCCGTGTTTCTCCGTCGCTGACATCGTCTTCCACTGTTCGGCAGTGAAGTTGAAGAAGTAGTCGAGTGCTTCGTTCGCGTCGATATGCCAGAGCGCGAGATCCTTGCGTGCTGCGCTGTAAACGTCATCAAGATTCTCTCCGAGTTTAGTCCAGATCGCGCGTGTCTTCGTAACGTCCTTTGCATCGATCGCGTCTTTGAGTTCGACGTATAGCTGCTGCTGTGTCTTCGTAAGCTTGCGCTTACCTCCGAGTGCTTCTGCCATGCGTTTCGCTTGCAGACGCGTTGACATGTCGAGATATTCGTCATCAGTGAGCGTTCTGTTAAGCACGGACTGTTCGACCTTCATGACAGCGTTCGCTGCTGATTTCTTCGCTGCCGTGCGTGCTGCACGCTGTTCAAGCTGCTGCTTGATCTTCTTCGCTTCGTCAAGATACGTCTGTGCTTGCAGCTTGTTTCCAGTGTGTACTGCATCGTTGTACTTCGCGAGAGCGTCAACGAACTTCGAAGACTTAGTCTTGTAGCCGACGATCTGGACGTACTCTGTATCAAGCTTGTTCCAGAAGATCTTGTCCTTGACTTCCTGCAACTTGTTCGTATATGCGATCTGCGAGATCTTCCATGTCGGATATTGCTTCGCGCCTGCTTTGTACTTCGACGGATCAGCGACAAACTTGATTTCGAATTCAAGCTTCTTGACTTGTTCGTCGAGTGACAGAGTCTTCCACGCGTCAAGCTTGACTTGAATAGCTTGATAAGCGTCACGCAGATCTCCGATAGTGAACTGACTGTGCCAGTACTTTGCGTCTGGAATGAGATCTTCCAGTTTCGCAAGATCTCTGTTGATCGATGCGATCTTCTTCGCGAGATCCTTGACTGCTGTCTGCTGCTTGACGTAGTTCTGCGAATCGACAAGTGCTTGCAGACGCTTGATCTCTCCTTGCAGTTCTGGATAGTCCTGCGCTACGTTCAGCACGTTCTTTGAAGTCTTCTCGATCAGAGCGTAGCGTGCGCGTCTCTCTGCGAGTCTCTGACGGATCGCTGCTTCGTCTCTGTTCGCATGACGGATCTGACGTGCTCTCTCGATCGGATCGACGTAGTCTTCTGCTTCCTTGACAAGCGGACTGACACGATTGACGTTGATCAGTTTGTTGTTGATACGGAAGTACTGATAGCCGTACTTAGGCGATACGTCCTTGCTGTACTTCTCGAACTCTTTGAGACTGTTGAAGACTTCGTTCGTCTGCGGGTCGTAGAAGTAGATCTTGCCTTTCTCCTTGACCATGTTGAACGTGTGACCAGACTTGCCGCCCTTCCAACGACATTCGATCTGGAATACTCCGTCTTCGCCAGAAGCGACATCGTTCCAGATCTCCGATGCTTTCTTTGCACTGCGCCAGTGAGTGACAAGCTTTCCGTCCTGCGTCTTCCATGCTTCGCGATAGTTGTGACACAGATACTCGAAGTCTTTTCCTTTGAACGCTTTCGCTTCGATGTTGAATCCCATGCGTCGCAGTTCGTACACTGGCGCACACGTCTGACAGTTGATCGTGTAAGGCTTGTCGCGCTTTTCATCCCACTTAGGATTGAGCGACAGCTTGCGTCCAGTAGCTTTCTCCAAGTACTTTCCGTTTGGATCGTAGACGTATTTCTTCTTGTAGTGCGGATTGACGCGCATAGTGTCAGCCTGCTCATGAGTCATCCTGCGTCCTTTCTTCACTCCGACAGCTTTCTCAAACTCGCGTAAGTTCGCTTTCTGTTCTGCTGTGAATCCTTCCCAGACGATTGCATCCCACTTCTGCTGTGTCTGGACTCCTTGCATTGCTCTCTGGAACGTCAGAGCGATGTTCTGCGTGTTTCCAGACTGGATCGCAGACTGCAAGCTGTCTATACGTGTCTGCAAAGCAGGACTGATCTCGATGTCGGACTGCTTGATCGCGTTCTGGACTTGCTGCATCTTGCGCTCGTTCCAACGCTGCTGAATAGCTGCTGCGTCTCTGGACGCGTGACGCTCCTTCGCGATCTGCCAGACATCTTTCGGCTTGTTCTGGATCACAAGTCCTTTGCTGATGTCTCCGTCAACGTAGTTCTGCGCTATGAAGTACGGCTTCACTGCTGCTGCGTTGATGCGATCCTTGTTCGCTGCGATCCATTTCTTGAAGTTGTCTGGAACATCCTTGATTTCCTGCGCCTGCATGTCAACAGTACGCGGATCGTTGCCGTTTAGGATCGCTTTCTGCATAGCGATGAAGTCATTCTCCTTTGCGAGTATAGGAACGACGTAGCAGAGACAGTGCGGATGCCAACCAGTGAACTTGAAGCCTTTCGGGTACTTTCCTGCCAGTAAGTCGCAGATGTCGCCCTTCGGCATTCTCACTTCATGCTGTGCTGACTTCTTGACTTCGAATCCGATGACGAAGTCCATGCGCTCCCAACGATCTTCGTCTGCTGTGCGATACGCTGCGTTCGTCTCTGTGCGTGTCAGACGCATAGCGTTCTTGTAACTGCTGCGATAGACACCGCGTCCAGTATGGAACGCTTTCGCATTCTCCGACAGATGCAGCTTTCCGTCAGATCCTTTGACTCGACGGAAAAGCTTGTCTGGATCTTTGAGATACTTGCGGACTTCGCGTGACATCTGCGCTGCTGACGCGCCCTCTCCGAGTGATACAGTGATCGCTGCTTCCATTTCGGTGCGAAGCTGACCAGTGTACTTCCAGACGCGCTGTGAGAGATTCAGACCGCCTACGTCCTGCGTGCGTGCAAAGAACTTGTCTACTGCTTCGCTGTTCCTCTCGAACCAACGCGCATAGAGCGATCTGTCTTTCAACTTCCAACCGAAGATCGACTGGATCATCTTGTCGCATGAGAGATTCGCGAACTCCCATTCAGCTTCACAGTCTTTCTTGATCTCTGCGTACACTTGCGAGTAGAGCGAACGGATGACGCGTGACGTTTCATCCCCGATGCGCATATTGTCCGCGAACGAGAATTTCTTGTCTGCTGTCAGATCTGGATGCTGTGAAGCGAGCGCAAGCAGACGATCGACAGCGAGATCATAGAACTTCTTCACGCGTTGCGCGTAGATCTCCTGCCGAACGAACATTCCTGCTGCGTAGCGATCCAGAATAATGTCTTTCTTGCTTGCCATACGCTAAGATGTCAAACGTTACTCTGCGCCAGTCTTATCGTCATCTTCCTCTCCGAGTCCGAGAGCCTGACGTTGTGCCTGCGCGAAGATGTCTCTCTGTTCCTGCGTGCGCTTCTCGCTGTCTTCTCCCAGACGCTTGATCTCGTTCTGCTTGTTCTTGATAAGCGGATTCTGTTCAACACCAGTCTCGACGGACATAGTTCCACTGTCAATAGACTTGCCGATGTTCTCGATGACTTCCGTGATGTCCTCTCCGAACGGCTCTTGAAACTCATGAGTAGTCCTCAAAGCTTCGCATTCTGCTTTCAGAGATACGTCCAGAACGTTGCCGATGATAGACGCGCACAGTCCTGCGACGCGATCAAGCAGTTCATCGTGATTCTCCTTGTGCTTCTGTGACTTGATGTTCGCGAGAATCATCATCTGCTTCAAAGCTTTGCCAGTGACGTTCGAGAGAGACTTCATGTTCTCGAAATCGATGTTCGGTGTGAACGTCTTCGACAAGATGTGATTCTGCAACCAGTCGATCTCATTCTTCTTTGACTCTGGCGCGTTATCCCATGTCAGATAATGCGCTGCTTCCTCTGCCTTAGATCCAGTCTTCTTGATCAGAGTCTTGTTTTCGTCATCCTTCTCTGGCATGTTCTTGATGATGTCAGCGTCAAGAATAAGCATCGGATCAGAGAAATAATCGTTCGTGTCAGCAGTGCGCGAAGCTATGTATTCCTCGCGGTGGATCATCTGTTCGACTCCTTCCCACTCCTTGTCCTGCGAGAAATAGATGATAGGGATCTTCCCGATCAAGTTTTCCTCTGGAATGACTTCCCAACCGAGTGCAGTGCGCTTGCAGTGATACGTCACGTTGTCCGTGTAGAGATTGACGTGATAGACGCTGCTGCCGCCTTCGTTGACGTAGTAGCCCCATGCGACGCTGATCAGATTCTCGTACTGATCCCACTTCGTATAGATCTCGTCGCCTTTTGAAGCTGCGAGCACGCGGATCTGACAGTCTGCCTTTCCGTCATCGTTGCGGAAGACGCGCCAGAGCATAGCAGACTGTGTCTCTGATCCTGCAATACGCTTGCACTGACGGATCTTAGCGTTGAAGTGTGTGCGTGACAGCAGATCAGTGAAAGCCTTGAACGCTTTGTCTGTCTTCTCTGATGCCATACCCCACTTGACTGGCTGTCCGTAGATGAACACAAGTGCGATCTCGTTGATGAAGACTGGATAGCCGATAGGAAGCTTCCAACGCTTGATCTTGCGCTTCAAGTTTCCGTCCTTGTCGAGAATGATCTTGTCCTCGCGTTTGTTGATAGCGTGCAACTTCGGGTTGTACTCACGTCTTGCGATCGCTGTTTCTTCTGCCTTGCTCTCCATTGATGCAAGTACGCGACTGATGTCACCACTCTGAATCAGTTGCTCAAAATCCTGCTTACGTCCGATCGCTGCGTTCAGCAGATTAAGAAATGAATCGATTACAATCATACGTTTTTAAATTATTAGAATAAATTATTGATGTTCTTTGGCATTACGAAATCGTCGTTCTTGAAGTAGTTGATCGCATATCCGAGAATATCGACGAATTCGTCATGAAGTCTTTGAGGGAATCCGCACACTTGATCTATGAATTCGTCGTTCCAGTCTCCTTCTACGATATAGACGCGTCCGCACTCGATCGTAGGACTGACAGCATGCAGTCGTTCTGCTTTCGAGTCCGTCGGTGTCGGTGTTCTTGTCACGTTCAGTCCGCTGATCGCTTCGAGCGTCTGCACTACGCTGATTCCGTTCGCTTTCGGCTCTATACGCAGCGATGACTGCGAAGATCCTTCGTTCGCTGCCATGTACTCTGGAAGGAAGCGGATCAGATCTGGGAACGTCTTCCAGATTTGCATTGCGTTGTAGACGTAGATGTTGTTCTGGATCATGCAAGCTGCGAGAATGCCAGTAGGATCGTTGTCGGACTTCTTTTTCTTTTCGTCGTATGCTGTATCGACGAAGAAGTGCATTGTCTCATTGTAACGCAGAGAGTAGAAGTCAGAGCGCGAGATCTTGCGAAACCATGCTTCCTTGACGATATTACCGCCCTCTGCGCTTGGCTTCTGCATGAACTGTCCTGCATATCCGCGTGATCCGAGATCGATCTTCGCTTCTTCAAGCACGTCTCTGTTCAGACGGATCGGATCGAGAAGACCGTCAACGTAGTTCTTTCGCAGTTCAGCAGGCTCTACGTCTTCGCAGTCTTCCGCAGGGAGATTGATGTGCTTGATCTTGTCTTTCTTCTTCGACAGCAGATAACCAGTGACATCGTCTTGATGAAGACGTTGCATGATCGTGATCGTAGGAGTGACAGCCTTGTCAACTTTACGCGAAGACAGTGTTTTGACGTGATCGTTCGCTACTTTACGCATCTGATCGGACTCTGCCTGCTTCGGGTTGACTGGATCGTCGTTGATGATGATGTGAGCGTGAAAGCCAGTGATTGTCGATCCAGTAGAAGACGCATAGCGGAAGCCGCCCGCAGTGTTCTCGTAGTTCTGCTTTCCAGACTTATCGTGTCGGATCTCGACTTCTGGAAACAGCATCATGTATTTCTCTGACTGGATGATGTCTTTCGACTTCGTAGCGTGATCCAGTGACAGTGCAGACGAATAAGAGTTGCTGATGACGCGGATCGTCGGATCGTTAGTCCAGAGCCATGCAGGGAACATGACAGTCACGATCGTAGACTTCGTCGTTGAAGGTGGAATGTTCACGATCAGATCGTACAGCTTCGGCTTTCTCTCGAACACTGGCTGCGCAAGCTTCTGCAATTCCTCGCAGAGATACGGAATATGCCAGTTGTAGACTGGATCTTCGTGAATGATAACGTCCCAGAACGTCTTCACGAAGTAGAACAAGTTGTTCCTGCATTCGTCTGCAACTGCACGCACAAACAGATCTTTAGTCAGCTTCATTTCCTTCACTTTCTGTTTTTATTCGTCTCTTTTCCTTGTGAACGCGAAAACTACGAAAAGCAGTCCTGCTGATACGACGATCAGCTTCGCGATCTTACAAAACGTCAGTATCTCCATGATCCTATTGTTCCTTCTTTGTTGACTCCTTAGTGTTGATGATCTTCTCTCCGATAGCGAGCACTGCTGCTTTCTGTTCCGCTGTGAGAGCGTCCAGATCGATCGACTGCTTCGGCATCAGATCGCGTCCGTTCGCTCCAGTCGCTTCGATGTTCTGACGATTCTTCCATTCGTCAGGCGCAAGATTCGTCAGAGCGAAGATCAGTGCTGCTGTGTCTGGCGGGTATCGCTTCGTTGTCACGCTCTGATTCTTGACTACGATCTGACTCGTTTTCGGATCTCGCATGTATTCCGTCTTCGTTTCGTCATAGCTGAATCCGAGTGCCTTATCCCAGAGTGACTTCTGCAAGCGATCGACGATCGTCTTCTTGAACTCCGACTTTGCATTTTTTATAGCGTCAGCAAAGTCAGCTTTGTCTGGATCTTGCAGCCACTCGTAGAACGTTGTCTTCGTGATCCCTACTTTCGCGACAGCTTTCTCCACAGTGTCGCCATTCTTTAGCGACTCTATGAGACCTTTGATCGTTTCGTCATCGTACTTCATCTTTGTATAAGATATTTAGTTATTATATATTATTCTACACTGCTACCTATATATTCGAAGCTTGCTGTTATGCGTGCGTGCGAAGTGACGTTCACTTGTCTTGCTTTGCTCTTGCTGACTCCTGCTGCGCGTCCTATCCGCGTCGTGATCCAGTTTGGGTTGCTTTTCCTCGACATGATCAGCACAGTGTGCGAAGTCGTACAGATGTATCTGTTTCCTGCGTCCTTGTATCGCTGTGCGATGAAGTCTGTCAGATGTCTGCTGATGCCGATTCCTTGATAGTCTGGAAGAACGACGATTCTGTGCTCTCGCCAGATGTTCTTCGTCTTCGGATGCGGAAAAGCCAGAACAGCGACCATTGCTGCGAGACTGCCGTTCACTGTAGCGATATAGACGTGCGCTGCTTCGTTGAAGCTGTAGTTCAGATAGTGATACTTCCTAAATATTCGCCAGTAATGCTGCTTCTCCTTTGTCTCGAAGATGTCGATCTGGATGACTGGTCTATTTTTTTTTTGAGTTTCGAGATCCATGATCTGAAACTGCATCGTGTCCGTGTTGAATATCCAGTCTGGCATGAGCCATTCCTGCACGTCGAAATGACAAGTCACTGCGACGAACTTCTTCTTCGCGCGTCTGACAGCTTTCTGTAACGCGAATGATCCGATCTTCGCCACGTCTCGATCCACGACGCTTGTGAACTCGTCGAAG